TCCCCAAGCACTATTCGTTCTATATTCAAAACCACCGCTAGTTGTTTCTGGAACAATTACTCCGCTAGTGAAACGACCCTTACCTGCAACATCTAAATTTTCAGATGGACTTGTTATACCTATACCAACATAACCACCACTAGTCATTCGCATACGCTCAGTTCCGCCGCTTTTAAAAATAATATCAGCGGAAGTAGTAGCTGATGCATTAAGAGACAGGTTTTCGTTGTATGATTGAATGGACCCACTGTCAACGACTATACCTTTACCAAAATAAAAGTGAGGCCTATCGGTATGGATGTGCGCCCAGCTGGAATTATCTGGACCGAATTGAATATAACCATACGCGGTTTGAAGTTTTACACCACTCCCTCCTGCTGTAAAATATCTGTTAGTATCATTTATATACGTGTATCCAGTGACCAGAGAGTCACCTGAAACATGTAATTTTTTATTCGGACTTACAGCACCTATACCAACATTACCACCAGCATGTTGTAAAACTAAAGCTCTTGCTGTGGGATTATGATCATAAGCTTGAAGACCGAACCATCGGTTTGTTGCTGTGCCAGCAGAACTAGCAGACGTAAATCTTAAACTTGTGTTAGTTGTTCCTAATGAAGATGTTCCTTGGATTCTTGTTATTTCAGCGGAGCTATTATCGGTAACAGTATCCACTGCGTGTAATTTAACAGAAGGACTTACTGTACCTATACCAACATTACCATTGCCTTGTATGCGCATCTTTTCGGTAGTTCCTGATAAGCCTTGAGCAGCATCGTTACTATTGTTTGTCCAAAAAACTAATGCGCCTTCATTACTACCACCACTAGCTGTTTCATAAACTGCCCCAATACGTCCAAGTATCCAATTGGGAAAATTACCATTCCACCTTGAATGAAAATCAACAAACGGCCCCTCTCCAACAGCGTTAGTATAAGATTGTAATTTAAGAACTGATGCTTGAGTCAAGCTTGTGCCAGTTGAATCGTAAACATCAAGTTTAGCCCCCGGACTTGCTGTACCTATACCAACATTACCGGTATTATAGTAAACCTTACCATCGTTCCTTGTCCAGTTATTAGCTTGTGTGTTACTGATTGTACGTAAAACAGTTCCCGGTAACGAAGCGCTAAGGCTTGTAGCCCAGCCGCTGTTCCACTTTGCAAGCTGAACATTGGCATGACCAGAGGTATATGTAACTACGGAAAACTTAACGTAATTCCAAGTAGAATTAGATTCTCCAATAGTAATAAAAGGTCTATCATCGCTTCCACTGCTACCAGTCATTCTGCCAAACCTTACTGTAAAATTTCTGTCTGCGTGTGGTGAATTTTCTATCCATGCAGTTTGATTTGTCCAATTATAACCACTATACCAGTAACCTGCAAAGTGAACATCAAATGATTCATGAGAAGTGTAATCAAAAACCCTTATCACACCAGACATCATATTGTTTACCCCAGAAGAGCCATTATCTGGTAATTTGACTATTAAGTAGCCGGTTTGAGAGCTGCTACCATTATAAGTCGCTCCCTGTGGAGAAAATATTCTTGATGTTGTATTTTGCTCTGACCCAAAACTATCACCCCTAACGCTACCATTTACATGCAATTTTTCCGCTGGACTTGTTGTACTTATACCGACATTACCTACAGACGAAATGGACATTCTAGTTTGATTAGCTGTAATAAGGTCTAATTCTTTCGCTCTAGTAGAGTGATTTCTGGCGTATAGTTTGATGGCTCCACCACTAGCTAAATTACCACCGTACATCGTCAGAGTACCAGATGAAGAAAAATTGCGTATTACTCCATCACCACCAGTTTCGAGTCTGATTGTACCAGCATGTACATCTCCATTAACATCTAACTTAGCTTCTAGAACTGTTGTACCTATACCAACATTTCCAGCAGAATCAATACGTAATTTTTCTGTTGGAGTTCCACTGGTTCGTGTATGGAATGACATGTAAGAATTACTACCAGCATCCTCAAAAGCGGAATGAATTTTCCCTAATGAAGAATTAGTAATTCCTGAAAATCTAATTGAGACACCTACATCTGCAGCAGCAGTCTGGTTATTTGTTACATCTAAAGACGGTTGTATTCCCGCCCCAGTTTTCACTACTTGTAGAGGAGCTATCGGATCATCTGTACCTATACCAACATTACCAGAACCTTTAACTACTAAACCGGTTGTAGATCCATCTCTCTTATAAACGTGAAGCGTGTTACCACTACCATTACTAGTCCCAACGGCTTTAACAACTAACCCTTGGTCAACATTTGCATTCCCTCCTGAAACAGTTTGGTTTACAAGTAAAGTAGGAAGATTTGTCGCAAGCCCTTGCTCGACATACGCAACTCCATTCGTAAATGCAGATGTACTTCTAACATCAAGCCTTGAGTTTGGACCTGTAGTACCTATACCAACGTTACCAGAAGGGTCTATGGTCATAGCTTGATTGGTAATACCTGTACCATAATTATTTGAGGTGCCAAAAGCTAGATAAGTCCCAGAGTTAGCGGAAAGACTGCCAATTTGGGAAAGATTCCTTGAGTAAGCACTTGAAGACCCACCAAACCCAAGCAGCGACCAGCCAGTGTTCCCACCCCAATTAGTAATTCTGACCCCAGCATTATTATCAGCGATAAAAGTTGTGGCAGAAGTATGGTCATGTATATCAAGCTTGCATTCTGGACTTATAGTACCTATACCAACATCACCGTTCTTCCAAACCATAGATAAAGTACCAGTATCATATAACGATGTATAAGCATTTGATCCTCTACCTATAAAATTACTACCACTAAAAGTGTCAAAATAATACCATTTTGCAGCGCTATCTGACCGGAAGCCGTAGGAATCTGCTGCTACTGCCCCATCGACATCTAATTTATAACTAGGTGTAATACCTACACCAACATAACCATTAGATTTAATAATTAGTCTTTCAACATTTGCGGTAGTTAGCCGCATTGAATTATCAGAATGTAAATAACGAATTTGACCTGTAGAATTTCCTCCGCTACTCCCAAATAGAATGTAACCAGATGCAGTAGATCCATTCAAAAACTGAATACCACCGGTTGATGCAGATTCAATTACTAATTCATCTGCGCTAGAATTAACACTACCTCCGCTATTACCGGTATAAATATGTAATTTACCTTCTGGTCCAACTGTACCTATACCAACATCACCCTTATAATCAATAGTAACTTTTGTTGTAGGAGCATTTGCGTTTGATCCATTATCCGATGTCTGAAAAGACATGCTAGTGCCTCTAGTTGTGTTGACAGAGCTGTCGTTAATTTGATGTAAGATTCTACCTAATGTTCTTTGGCTGTTTTGATTATATGTTGAACCTCTGAATACAATTCCTTGTCCAAACCCAGTATACTCTACATCGGATGTATGTTCAGTTTCTAGCGTTAATACATCAATTGGAGCATTTCTAGCACCAGTGGTATCTGTATACAGATGTAATTCTGTAACCGGAATATTTGTACCTATACCAACATTACCATTTGCAATTATTGCTAGACCTCTTGTATTAACTCCCGCTCTAGCTCCAACATACAGAATATCTGAATTCCTGTAAATATTTGCAGAACTATTACTTCCGTTATAAAAAGAAACAGCCCCTGTTGTGAGGCCATCATTACCAATGTGTAGCCCTCCTGTTTTTGCCGTCCAATCGTAACCCGTTATAAAATGAGTAGAGTGAGTTTCACCGACTACCTTTAATTTATGGTTACCGGGATCAGTTGTACCTATACCAACGTGAGTATTAGCAAGAATTGTCATTGCCGTTGAGAACCCTGATTGACCATTACCAGTATTGCTCCCTACGTCGAATTGAAGACCGCCATCATATCCTTGACTTGCTCGCCCGACGATGCGAGCAACACTGTATGCACTGTTACCCGTCCACCGGTTGTAAAAGGCTAGGGAGGTTCCAGCGGATGGAATAGTTCCAGAGTTTTCAGTGCTCGATTTACCAACGAGTCTAACCATTTCTTGTATTTCGCTGGAACCAATGTATGAGCCAGAGTGTTCTACATGAAAAAGAGGTTTATTTAGGTTATTAGCATCTCCGTCGAGCGACAAAAGATATGCAGGACTTGCTGTACCTATACCAAGATTTCCATACTGATAAGAAAATACTGCTTCTGAACCAGAAAAATCTGATACATTGCTTACATCTCCAGCCCCCACATTTGTAAATAATACACTGTTAGCTATACCCTCAAATTGAGTATGTAAGAAAGATGCTACCCAACTTGAAGAAGGGGATATTCTTAAAGCGTAATATTCAACCGCATTATAAGTCAACTCAACTATTGTAAATATAGGGTGGCCATAACTTGGATGGTCAGTTCCCCAAGATTCTAAACCTCCTATGGCTAGTGGAGTCGTAGCGTTATTGGTATTAAATAGAATTCTTGTTCCGCCGCCACTGTTAGCAGATACCCCTGAAGATCTCGCACCTTTTAAAACACCATCAAGTCGAACATTAGTTTGAGTTTTTGTAGCTATTAAATAATAATTTACCGTTGTGGACGACTGGCTCTGATTTGATAAATATTTTAAGACCCAAGAAGAAAAATTATCTCCAGTGTGTAGGATTCCTGTGGTTGAATGAACATGTAGTTTTGCAGAAGGGCTTGCAGTACTTATTCCTACATTAGTTCCATTATCGTAAATTAAAGAATTGGTTAAAATTGAATTAGCACCGTTAGACCATTTTGTGACATAGTTAGTTGTTCCGGTCCCTGTAACCGTACCACTTATATCACCTAACGATTTCCAATCCGTCCCTGACCCTGTTGATGTTAAAACTTGATTGGATGAACCTGCGTTATTGTCGGAAGCATAATAAGCTCCAGTTACTCTTAAGGTTCCTTGAACATGAAGTTTTTGAGAAGGTGTTCCTGTTCCTATACCAACAAGACCATCATTATAATATAAGTCGTTGACTACCCTCTGCCACTGATAATTTGCACCTAACGAATGAGCGGTGCTATCAGCGTCACCATTATACACCGTTGTAACACTCACAACTACAGTATAGTTACTTGTGTGATTGGTATAGACGGTAAAATTATTTCCACTTACACTCAACTGCGGGTGATTGCTAGTAGTACCACTTAAACTTACAGCTCTCAAAGACCATGCAGACGCATCAGCACTATAAACGCCGATATAAGTTGCTCCACTATTTGTGCCGGTACCAATAGTAGTTAACTCGAATATATAATGATAATTACTTGATGCTGTTTGTCCATGGGAGGGGTTTAATGTGACTATTTTACCGTTTGATACTCCAGACCCAGTAGTAACATAATTACCCCTATACCAGCCTCTGTTTGCGTTTGAATATATACTATATCCAACGTCTTGATATATATCTCCATTAACATGTAGTTTAAAAAGTGGATTAGCTGTTCCTATACCAACATGGCCGTCACCCCGGACAAGCATCAAGCTAGTACCATTGCTGTATGTTGTATTGTTAGTTCTGACATGCAAAACTTCTGCGTCAGCCCCGTCATTCACAGTTGAAATAACTGTTCCATCATAACCTGCAGCATTTCCAGAGTTATGAATCCAAGCCACAGGTATACCAGCTGCTCCTGAACCGCCCTCAACATGCAAAAGGTGACTAGGGCCTGACGTATCAGTTTCCCCTCCCCCCACTTTAACTCTCTTTGCTACAGTTAAATAACCATTAGTAGTTAATGACATCGCCCCTTGAGCTGTAGAGTGAGAAGTGTCTCCCCACCAAAATCCACGGTCATTTTCACTATTGAACCGAAATGTCATTGCCCAATCGTTAAGAGCGCCATACGTAATACCAGCAACCATTCCTATGCCATAAGTGCCGCCGTTGCCGTAAACTGAAAGTTTTTGGAAACTGCTGGATGTGTTTGTAGCGTAATAGCTGGCAGAATAAACAGGCCCTGCCACCTCTAATTTATAAGTGTTTGGATTAGTCACGCCTATACCAACATTACCATTAACTAAAGTAAGAGTGTCTAGTGCCGTACCAGAAGTCCTTGTTCTAAACCTTAATCCATATACGCCACTATTATTTTGATGATCAATATAAGTCCATCCGACACTCCTATCATAATACATTTTGGTGCCTTCACTGGTTTCCACTCCTTCTTTACCAATTAGTAGGCTTGCATCGATACTAGAACTGTCAGATAGTATTTTTATAGAGTCATAAACCTTCAGGTTAGGCATTTCAATTATAGGAGTATCAAAAACTGTTGTATCTGTAGTGTAAACGCTGCCAGCGGTTAAACCACCAAAACGGTTAGAATCTAGATAATCTGATCCAAAACCATAAGCTTTGACTTTTACTCTTATTCCATTTCCTGTACTTACTCTATGGGCTATTGTAATGTAGTATTGACCAGTGGTTGTGTTAAAATTAATTCCTTCTATACCCCATTGACTAGAGATTGCTCCATAAACAGATGTATAATAATTTGTATTATCATAAATTTGTGAAGTATAATTTCCTGAAGTTCCTCCCGGCTGGTTTAACCCAACTGAAAATACTTTAGTTAATTTACCAGTACTTAACTGGTTACTATAAGTAGAAGTGAGCGTTACTTCTAAATACCCCCAAAACACAGTTCCGTTAAGATAAGGGAAAGATATGTCAACTTTTTGATTAGCTGTAGAGTTAGGGAAACTAACACCAAAAACTTTTTCTGCTGTATGGGAATTAGTACGAATGGATGATTTTTTATTATCTAATCCATAAGCTGGGCTTGCAGTACCTATACCAACATTACCATTAGATTTAAGAGCTAACCCAAGCGTTGCGTTACCGAACCCTGCATGTGCTGACCCTGCTGCGCTGTACTCAAACCTTAGTGGAGGGTTTGTTCCATCGCTATTATCAATACCAAACAGCCACTGACCGGTATTTTTATTAATTAAGAAACCTGCATCAGCGCCTGATGTTCTTGCAATTTCTATATATTCTCCAGCTACAGCAGGAGTATATGATGGCTGTACGCCATCACTAACGACTAAATCGTTATTTGGAACAATTGTACCAATACCAAGCTTACTAAGAAAATAAGATTTTTCTCTAGCTATTGCAGCAACGGCTGTTCCGGTGTTTGCACTTCCAGCAGTACACCCGTAATTAAATTTTGCTATTGCTTGATTTGTATTAGTTCCAGTTGTTTGAACATAAAGAGCATAATGAGTTTCAGCTGTAGTAACCCTCTCTATAGTAGTCCAATCCCCACCTCCGAAGTATTTAGAACCCCCATTAACATGTAATTTTGATCCCGAAGTAGTTGTTCCTATACCAACTTTACCATTAGAATCAATACGCATTTTTTCATTAGCCGATGTTCTGAATGCCATGTACCCAGCTTCTGAGTTTTCAAGCGTTGTGTTTAGGCCACCTTGCGTTAAAAGAAAACCGTCACTATCACCCACACCGGTAGTACTATTAACTAACTGAAGAACAGTTGTTGAAGCTCTAAACAATGTGAGAGATCTTTGGGGATTTGTTATTCCTATACCAACATTACCTTGGACAATTAAACCATTGTCATATTCACTAGTGAAATAACTGTCACCTATAGATACTCCGCCCACAACTCCAACATGTGATTTTCCGTAAGTCCCACCACCCGGATTTAATATTATACCAGTAGCCCATTTAAGGATTAATTGCTGGTAATTCGGAGCTGCCCAGCTCCCACTCGTTCTGAAAATTCCGTAGCTGTCACTGTTGTGCCAGTAAATCCCTTGTTTGTTGTCACTCGATCCGCTACTGACTTGGTCTCCGAATGTAATTTGACCAGATTCGCTTAAGTCTAATGTTCGCTGGGGATCTGTTGAGCCTATACCAACTTTACCATTATTTAAAATAGTTACTTTTGTTGAATTCGCTGTTTGAAAATAATAGCCATAAGAAATGTTATTAAACGTTGTATATCCTGTCGCTGGATCGTAAAGCTGAACTCTTGCATACGAAGCGTTTGATGTATTTCCATATATAGAGCCTTGTCCTAAATACCCAGTATATCCAATATCACCAGCTACTGTTAGTCTGTTTGCTGGACTTGGTGTACCTATACCAACATTACGAGTATCCCTTTTAATGTTTATAACGTTATAATAATTATTCGAATATTGAACCCCCAACGTAACAACCATATTGTTAGTTGTACCATCGCTATTAAAACCAAGAAACCCACCATCAGTTGTGGGCGAAGTTGGATGACTTAACCTAAGCAGCTTTATGTTACTGCTGCTATTTAAAATATCTAATGTTCCCGTTACGTTTGTGCTAATTAATGTCGCCATTTAAATCCTTTTTTTAATTTCTTGCAGTTCTTTATATAACTCCTTAAAGCCCCCTAAGAGAACAGTTACTGCTCTGCTGTAATTTACACCCGAAGGGTTTCCGTTTTCATCTTTTTCGACTAGTTCTGGGAATAGTTCTTCTAACTCTTCAGCGATTAAACCGATTTCTTTTTTATCACTTCCCTTCTTATTATATTTTACAGGTCTTATTTTATTTATTTTATCTATACTCGGCGTGAAATTCTCAATATTCTCTTTGATTGCTAAACTTGAAGCTTCGGTTAAAGTTCCTGAAAAATAACCATTTCCAGCTACTTTTAACATGTAACTAGAGTCTGGTGCGGTATTTATAGCTACGGTGCTATTGTCATCTCGAATTTTACCTATTCCAAGTGTATCAGTATCTGTCCACCTTGCGACATAATCCTCAGTACCACTGCCATCTATTATACCGCCTGCTATTTCAATTACATTTCCGCTAGCATCTACTGCTAACCTTTGAGTGGCTGTCCCTGTAAATGTTCCGGCACCATAAGCATGAAGCTGAAGTTTTCCATTATGATGCAGCTGAAATAAGGTGTTAGCGAGATATTCAGCTTGACCACCCGCTTGATCATAACCAATATTCCAACTATTGAAATTTCCAGAGTAATTCATTCCACAGAACCACTCTTCTCCAGAATAAGTGGAGTCGGTATAAAAAGTTCCAATACCTCGGCCTTCGTAGCCCTCCATTAAGATTTTAGCTGTAGCTGCGGGAGATCCTGCGGTATTTGTGGCTCTTATTGTTAAAGTAGCATTTTGTAGAGTAGAGTCTCCTATAACTGCGTTACCGTTTACATGTAGTTTCTCAGCAGGATTTGTTGTACTTATACCAACCTTACCATTAGAAGCAATACGCATTTTTTCTGCTGCATCTGTCGAGTTAGTACCTGCTGTACCGAAAGTTAGATAACCTTGCCTACCATACGTCTCAGTCGCATATCCCTTTATATAAGATGATATGAATGCTCCGTCTAAATCATTACTATAATTTTCAATACCGCCGATTAAATTGTTTGGTTGGACACTTGTATCATTACGTTGTAAACGTATGATTGGTAAATCTGTAGCACCTCCGCTAACATGTAATTTTGTAGCAGGAGTAGTTGTACCTATACCAACTCTTCTACTTGTATCTATAGTAAATGCAGTTCCTGCATTATTAGAAATTTTAAAATAATCATTGGCAGTGTCATCTGCTTTAAGAACCCATATTTCATTTCCATTATTATTAAGCTCTAAACCTGCAGAGTCATTATCGGTAGAAGCTGTAATTCTTGCATAAACATTTCCCGTACCATGTATTTCTAATTCTCTAAATGGATTTGTTATACCTATACCAACATGGCCGTCACCCCGGACAAGCATCAAGCTAGTACCATTGCTGTATGTTGTATTGTTAGTTCTGACATGCAAAACTTCTGCGTCAGCCCCGTCATTCACACACGAAATAACTGTGCCATCGTAGTTTCCGAAGTTTCCAGAATTATGAATCCATGCAACAGGTGTGTTAACTGCCCCCGAACTTTTGCGAACTGTGAAAACGTGACCCGGACTTGTTATACCTATACCAACATTGCCATT